CCCCGGTAGGGACAGGATGAAACGTGCAGGGGCTTGGTGCGGAAAATCGGCAGTCTCTATGATATAGAGACAAATTCGGACGGGAAAGATTACGCAACTGTGAAGCATTTCCGAAAAGTCTGAAAATGCCGTGGGGAAACAACTCGAATACCCGGAACGATGAAAAATGAGCAAAGAAATACCCGGCGGGCTGCGTGGCCTGCCGGGTATTGTTCTTTATATGTCGTTCTCGCTGTTTGGTGCATGGCGCTTGATGATGATTCTGGGGTTACCTGCATCGGTTGGTGTGCCCTCTTTGGCGATACGGTCAAGCAGACCGGTGGGAAAGCCTTGCTCATCCAGCGGGCCGGCATATCCGTCGTAGTCAACGACCGTTACGACCGGTGGCTGCGGCAGGGCTTTATAGTATTGCCCATCTTCATAGTTTGCATCGGTAACACGATCCCACCATACAATGTCGCCGTGCTGGGTCTGGGCGGCGCTCATCGCGTCTACGGCCTGCCGCTCGGTCAAACCGTCGAACGTCAGGCGGGAGCCGTCGGAAAATGCGCCAACAATGCGCCAAGGGGCGAAAAACTCCGTTTCACTCACAAAAACACCTCATTTCTGAACGCTTAATCGGGATTTTGATACAAATATGCGCATTTTGAGAACATAAGCACCGAAAAACGCATATTTAAGACAGCCACAGTATAACACAAGATGCCCCGGCGGGCTACCGGGGCAAGATGGCTTAGACCTGCTCGAAGTGCGAAATGATGCGCCGGGACAGCGCAAAGGCAATGGCGGGAACATCATCGTCCGTTTCGCTGACGGCTTTGATCGCTTCGGCGATTCGGGCCAGATCATCCACTGTGATGCCGCCCGGTTTGCGGCTGGACGTGTCCGCGTCGGCCAGAATGCGGTCATATTCTTCACAATCGCAGCGGGTGCAGTAGTCGTTGGCAATGCAGGCGTAACGTGCGCCCTCAGCGTCAAGAATGCGGGTTTCTTTGAGTTTCATGTAAATACCTCCAAAGTGATGTGCATTTGCTCGTCCCGGTAGGGATTCGAGTTTTTAGATTTGCCGGTCTGGGTATATAGATACCGGGGCTGGCGGCGGGTGTTGCCCTTGCGGGCTGGGATGGGGCTGCTTTACGGTGCAACCCCGTCAGAGTATCCGTTTTACTGCTGGCCGTCCAGAACCTCCATGACGCGGTGAGCGGCATACTTGCCATTGTCGTTGAGCTGGCGCTGCCAAGCTCCCTGCGACGGGGCCCATTTGAAACCGTTCCGCTTGAGAAGCGTTCTGGTTTCATCATCGGGCTTGCCGTCGAAAAGAAACTGGACACGCATTGCCTCTGTATTCTCCCGGTAGGTGTAGCCGTCGTGCTCATCTTCCACAGGCTGTGCGGCTTTGGCCGCTTCGAGCTGGGCAATGCGTTCCTTTACTTGCTTGATGGTCGCATTGCTGTTTTGCAGCTCATAGGACGGGAAAGGACAGCCGTAGACCGAAAGCGGGGAACCGCTGGCGAAAGCATGGCCGTTTTCAAGCCAGTTTCGGGTCTTTTCCGTGATGCCGGGGCAATCGTCAAGTGTTTTGTGCTTGCGGTAGTAGGCATTCGCGTCTTTCATGGTCTGGTGTGCGGTTTGGAGCTGGTCGAGCTTGGCGTGGAGATAATCCAGCACTTCGGGATCATCAGACTTGACCGCGAACGTGTGCGCCCGCTTGAGCATCTGCAAATAGTGTTCAGCCTTGCGGAAATTTTCGCGGTTTGCGTCCCATGCTGCTACCTGCTTCTCTTTCTTGTGAACAGGGAAGTTTGCAGGGCCGCAGATGAGCACAGACGGGCAGCGGGTCCCAATCTCGTTTTCGCGGTTGATTGCTTCGGCCAGAACGGCACAGTACCGGTTGTACAGCCATTCGGCCCGCTCCCGCTGGTCTGCGGTGGCGCACTTGGGCTTGACCTGCTCAAGAATTGCGGCAGCCTTGGCGCATTGGGCGTTGTAGCTGGCGGTGGCGCTGCCCTCCACATAGTCAGAGAAAGAAGAAAGTTCTTTCGCAATGCGGGCGGCGGATTCGTTGATAATAGCCATGATAAAAGCCTCCAATATTCAGTTCTCAAAATGCGTTCCGCTTTCCCCGGTAGGGGTCCGCGTTTTCGTGCTGCCCTTGCGGGCTGGGGCGGGGTCGCTTTACGGTGCGGCCCTGCTGAGGTATCCGGGGCGGTTACTGCCGCTAAAGAATGGAACTGATCCATGTAGAGGGGTCGGAGTAGTCAACCAACTTGGCGTAATGCTTGCCTTGAACAAGGCTGTACGCATACTGCATGGTGTAGGAGCCGGTTTCAAACTCGCGGCTGCAAAACTCTTCGACGTTATGACGGGTGTGCCATGCAAGCGGCGGCAGGACGTTCAAGGCGTCGTCGAACTGCTGTTCGGTGATCTCCTGCATGGGGTCGGAGAGCAGGCGCTCCCGCTGGGCGTTCAGAAAGTCGCCGTAGGTCATAGTGGAGAATGTGCGGGCCTTTGCCGCTTCAAGGCATTCCGTCCAATACTCTTTCCGGTCGTCATACCCGCCAGAGTTCAGAATATTCTCGTACCGGCGGACATCATCGGCGGCGCTGTTCTGGGCGGCTTTCAAGACCTCTTCCGGGGTGCGGGGGCCGCGCCAGCTCGACGCGGTGAAATCGTAGAGGGTGCAGGTGGACGTATCCACCACGACAAGCTCCATTTTCTCTTGTTCGGTCATGTTGCAAAACTCCTTTCGTGGGTTGTAACCCATGAGCGCCCGCCCCGGCGGGGGCGGCTGGGCTTGCACCAGCGGCGGCGGGATGCCGTCGGCCTTGCGGGTCATTCGGAAAACATCTTTTTGCAGAGCGCTTCTACCTCTTCAGTGGGCTTGATAGGGCACATGACCATTGAAATGGTCGGATCGCTGGCACAGACGGCGTACACCGGCGCATAGCCGGACGCTTTGCCGTAGTAGGTGAATCGTGCCGGGTTTACCATGCTGTCATAGATGACGTTCACCAAGATGGGCGCGGGGCCGACGTGAAAAAGCCTTGCAAGACCGCTTTTCTTCTTGCCGGTGGGGATGTCCTGCAAAAACGGGGTGCGCTGTACAGTCTTTTCCTTGCAGGCGGCGCTTTTGAAGATGTCCACCAGATCGGGGGCGTGTTCGTCCACCTCAAAACCGTACTGGGCGGAAACGATGGTCACGCCGTCGGCGGGGCACTCGCGGAGCGTTACGGGCTGGATGATGTCAGGGTAGAGCATCGCAGGGAGCTTGAACGCGGTGTGCGGGGTCATGATGTAAACCAGATCGCCCCGGCGGGTGACGCGGATGCCGCGCTGATCCTTGGCCTGCTCCTTGAGGTGGGATTGAATCGCCTTGATGTTCAGGCCGAAAAGGGTAAAATCGTTAGAAAGTTTCATGATATGGTCCTCCTGTTATTCAGTTTTCAAATGGTCCCGGCGGTGTGCCGGGTGTGGGGCGGGGCCGCTTTTCTGGGTGCGGCCCTGCTGGGGTATCCCATTCAGCAGAAAGAAATCTGCTCACAGTATGCCGGGGCGCTGTCTGCGCTGGGCGCGGGGTCTGCTTTGGGCTGGGGCTTTGCTTCGGGTTCCGGCGCGGGAGCAGGTGCGGCGGCTTGTGGGGCTGTCTCTGCGGCTTTCCGGGTTTCGGTAGCCTTGCGCCACTTTGCCAGCGCTTTCGCTTGGGCGGGGCGGTCCTCTTCGGACACGGCCATAAATTCGTGCATCGCTTTCCGCTCTGCTCTCTTGAGATCGGCCGCGCTGGGCGCTGCTTTCTGCTTGGGGGCCGGGGCAGGCGGTTCGGCGGGTTTCGGCTCACTCTGGGGCTTGTCCTGCTGGGCGGCAGCCTTTGCGGCTTTGCGCTGGTCGGCCAGCATTTTGTTATAGGCCCGGATTTCGTCGAGACTCTGAAACCGTCCGGCGGGCTTGGGCTGCTGCTTCTCGACCTGCCCACGGTGGAACAGGTGAGCTTTTGCCAGATAGTAATAGCCTTTATCCTGTTCGGCGGCGGCTTTGGTCAGCTCGTCAGCATCCGGCGCGGGCTGCTTCTTCTTGTCGTTGAACTTCCACAGTTCGCAGGTGATCGCGGCTTTTTCGCCGCGCTTGACGGTCAAGCCGTCCCTGTGCCACTCTGCCCAAGTGTGAAATAGGCCGGCACACAACAGGGATTCAGCGCTTTCGATGGGGTCCGGGGTGTTGCCGTTGTCATCGGGAACAAGTTCCAGACCGGCGGCGATGCCCTGCACCTGTTCGGCGGTATAGAACCGGCTCACCAGATCGTGACGCTGGGCGGAATCGTAGTTGCTGCAAACTTCGTTGAAGATGATTTGCTCGTTGGTCATGGTAAAACCTCCTGTATTCAGTTCTCAAATTGTCCCGGCGGTGTGCCGGGTGTGGGGCGGGGTCGCTTTATCCGGTGCGGCCCTGCTAAGGCATCCGGGGCGCTGGGGGTCAATCTTCATCGGGGCAGCAGCTCCAAAGAACGTCGGCAAAATAGTCATCGTCGAAGTCGTCCGGCGTTCCGTTACTGTTCATGATGAGGATGCAGCGCTGACCCACGGCGGGCAGATCGTCGCGGCGACTGATCTCTGCAAGTGCATCGGCGCAGACGATCCAGCGTTCCCCGTCGTCGTCGGTGATCCAGTAAACCGGATCGTCGTCAGCGGTAAAGACCCGCTCAACCTCTGCCCCGGCGATGTACAGACCGAACGCGCCGGGGGTGCGGTTGACATTGGCGGCGCTGGCTTTCGGGGTAGAACCTGCCAGCAGGGCGGCGGACAGCGCCAGCGCGGCGGCTGTGGTGGTGATTTTCTTCTTCATGGCTGTTTCTCCTTTCGGGTTGTGGGTTTGCGTTCGGATGATCTCCCGGCTGTTGTCGGGGTAGTGGGGCAGGGTCGCTTTACGGTGCGGCTCCTGCTGAGGTGTCCGGCGGTGGTCATTCAAGCGCCGCCAGTGCGGCGGTTAGACCTGCTTCAAAAAGTTTTTCGTTCTCTTCGTCGGTTTTGCTCAGATCGTTGGAGTAGTTGCAGGCGGGCCACAGCGGGCAGTTGCACGGCCCGCGCTGCGTCCAGTTCCGGCGGCAAAACTCTTGTTCAATCCGCTTTTCGGTTTCGGCTGTCATGTTCTGTGTCTCCTTTCGCTGCTTTGAATTTTCCCGGCGGTGTGCCGGGGGTGCTTGTTGAGCCGGATTTTAGCCGGTCCTTTCTGCCCCGTCAAGGCCCCGTTTGCCGTTCCCCTTGTCCCCCCTACGGGGGACAGGGGAAGAAAATTTGCACCAAAAAACGCTTGATGTTTTGGCGATTTTCACGGCGCGGGGGAGTATAGAGGGGGTATAGGAGTAAAACCCCATGAGCGCCCGCCCCGGCTTGGGGCGGCTGGGCTTGCACCAGCGGCGGCGGGATGCCGTCGGCCTTGCGGGGCGGGCTTGCTTTCACGTCCTTTCTGTGGTAAAATGGCTTACAAGATGGACCGTCGAAAATTCATCTTGCAAGCCTGTCACCTGCTTAGCGGGTGGCGGGCTTTTTTGCTGCCCACCGTGCCAGCAGAGCGGCCCAAATGGCGCGCTTGGTGGATTCGGGAAGCTCAAAAAACTTTGCGCTCATGTGTGCTTTTTCTCCTTTCGCAGACTCGCAACCGCTTCGGCTGTTTGCCGTGGCGCTTGCTGTGGCATTATCTTAGCATGACGGAATGCCATTGTCAAGCATGACGGAATGCAATCTACTTTTTGCACAAAAACATGACGGAATGCTTGTGCAATTTTGCATGGCGGAATGCCGCTTGATTTGCTATAATATAATAAACGCGCGCGAAAAGAGGTGATATGATGCCGATTTCGGAAAAAAAGAAAATCACAAATAGCCGGTATATCGCAAAATGCGATTCAATCCAAATCCGACCGCCGAAAGATCGCGGCGGAGAAATCCGCGCCGCCGCCGCTGCTGCTGGGCAAAGTGTACAGGCGTATATCTTGCAGGCCTGCGCCGAAAGAATGGCCCGCGATGGATTCACCCCGGCGGAATCCGGGGAAGAAGGGGGACTAT